ATGAAATTTGCTCTGAAAGGAACAGCGTGCGCTTTAGCGGTAACGCTCGCACTGGTGCCGACGTGGGCTGCCGCATGGGAAAAAGACAAAACCTATAACATCACAATTCTGCATACCAACGATCACCATGGCCACTTTTGGCAAAATGCTAACGGAGAATATGGGTTAGCTGCGCAGAAAACGCTGGTGGATCAGATACGCCAAGAGGTTGCGGCGCAAGGCGGTAGCGTATTGTTGCTCTCCGGTGGTGATATCAATACTGGCGTTCCCGAGTCAGATTTACAGGATGCAGAGCCTGATTTCCGCGGCATGAATCTAGTTGGCTATGATGCGATGGCGATTGGTAACCATGAGTTTGACAACCCGTTATCTGTTTTACGTCAGCAGGAAAAGTGGGCGACCTTTCCTTTGCTTTCAGCCAATATTTACCAGCAAGGCACTGAAAAACGGTTATTTAAGCCTTACGAAGTTTTCGATAAGCAAGATATTAAAATTGCAGTGATTGGTTTAACCACCGATGACACCGCGAAGATCGGCAACCCTGAATTATTAAAAGGGATCGAATTCCGTGATCCGGCAGTGGAAGCTAAGACGCTGATCCAGCAGATCAAACAAAACGAAAAACCGGATGTGATCATCGCGGCCACCCATATGGGGCACTATGATAACGGCGAGCATGGTTCTAATGCTCCCGGCGACGTTGAAATGGCGCGCAAGCTCCCCGCGGGATATCTGGACATGATTGTCGGCGGCCACTCACAAGATCCGGTGTGCATGGCGTCAGAGAATAAAAAGCAGGTTGATTATGTGCCAGGGACACCATGTGCTCCCGATCGCCAGAATGGTACTTGGATCGTGCAGGCGCATGAATGGGGCAAATATGTTGGTCGCGCTGATTTTACCTTCCGAAACGGCGCGCTGACGCTGCAACACTACCAGCTTATTCCCGTGAACCTCAGCAAAAAAGTGACCAAAGATGATGGTACCGTTGAGCGTGCATATTACACCCATAAAATCGAGCAAAACCCACAAATGCTTAAGCTGTTGACGCCGTTTGAAGAGAAGGGCAAAGCACAGTTGGAAGTTAAAGTCGGTAGCGTGGATGGAAAATTAGAGGGCGATCGCAGCAAAGTTCGCTTTGAACAAACCAATATGGCGCGCTTGCTACTAGCGGCACAGATGGAGCGCACTCAGGCCGATCTGGGCGTTATGAGCGGCGGTGGCGTGCGAGACTCTATCGAACCGGGAGATATTAGCTACAAAGATGTGTTGAAAGTGCAGCCGTTTGGCAACACCGTGGCGTATGTGGAGATGAAAGGTAGCGATCTCGAAAAATATCTCGCCGTGGTTGCCAATAAAAAAGTGGATTCTGGCGCTTATGCTCAATTCTCAAACGTGAGCTTAATCGCGGATGGAAAGGGCGTTAGCGATGTGAAAATTAAAGGAGAGCCATTACAGGCCGACAAAGTCTACCGTTTGGCGCTGCTCAATTTTAACGCCACGGGTGGCGATGATTATCCGATCGTCAGTGAGCTGCCAAGCTATGTGAATACAGGGTTTGTGGACGCAGAGGTGTTAAAGCAGTACATCGAAAAGCACTCTCCGCTCAAAGTGTCAGACTATGAGCCGAAAGGCGAGATTGTCTATAAGTAGCTAAAAATATGGCGGTTATTGCTCATGCTGGTGGTGAGTAATAACCGCGTAATTCCAAGGTATAACTTTCTTCTGCAAAACTCCTGCAAAACCCTTCTGCAAAACATTACAAATCTCGAATGCTGGCATTTAATCGTCTATTTAATGGCTTGATTGGACTTTTGCTGGCAAATTTTCATGTTGTAGATACAATACCAGAGTATTTTTTAGCAATGACGTTGGTGCAAGCATGCTAGACTTTATGAAAAATTAGTTAAAAATCTTTCGATTTTCTGATTGTAGCCGTTTGTATGAAAGCTGTTAAAAAGCCACCTAGTATATTGATATAAAGGCTTAATTTCATAGGGGCTATTGCCACAATCACTGTGGTTATGTTGAGTTATGAATTATAAGGTTCGGTATGTCGGCTCAAGTCCAAACAAAAATAAGTCAGTTACAAAAGCAGTTATTTCCACACATCGATCGGAAAGCAGTTCCTATCGATAATGAGGAATTTGAAAAATTTTGGGCTGAATCTCGACATTTACCTGAGCCTGACCAAAGTTATGTAAAGGCTTTGGCATATGCAGCTAAGCATGATCAAGGAAATGCCTTACAATGGTTTAACTCTGCACTGACTTACGATGACTCCACAATTGCAATGAATTATTTGGCATATCTGGGACGTTCAGCTCAAAACTATCTCCATCGGATTGAGACTTTGCGGCTTGAAAAGTTCTATGGTGTGCCTACGATTAGACGAGTTGCAAGAAATGCATGTTTTGGTGTCGGTGACTGCCGTGGTGTAAAAGTGTATAGCCGGAAGTTAGCAGCCCTGCGCGATGGAGAAGATCGTAAGAAGATTCTCGATGAGGGGGATTACATGTGTAATATTATTGACAATTTCAAAAGAGCAACCTCTTTTAGTTCTAATGATATCGAGGAGCTCAATAAGCTAGCTGAAGGAATTGCCAATCAGCATGGAGTTGCTTGCTACGAGGTTAACTATTTCATCGGTGGTGAAGGGGATAATGCTTATATCCTTGGTGCTAACACTGATGATATCGATTTGATTACGGATATGAACATTGAGCTTGCATGTGCTATGACTGATGAGAAATATATTGGTAAACCTGTAACTTCTTGGTTTAGAAGCACAATGTATGAGGAGGCAGCAAATGAGCGTTAATGGTGATGATTTTATCAAGTTTGCCAACAATTGCCTGCATACAAATGATGAAATTGGTTATCGTAACGCCATTGGTCGAGCTTATTATGGCGTCTATCATAAGACATGTTCTATTCTTGAGAAATGTCCTCATAACACCCATATCGGTGTACGTGAGTATCTGGCTAAAGATTCTTGGCTCAAGCACAATGAGCCTTATGCCAAAATGAAACTGCTTTCAGTCAGTGCTATTTTGACGCAGTTGCATACTCAGAGAAAGTGGGCTGATTATGAAATATCTGAAGATATCGGTGAGTCTGACGCCGTTGCGGCCCTAAAATTAGCTCAGCGTGGTATGGATAAAATCACTGAAATGGTTGAAGAAATTTATCCTTCAAATTAAATATTATTTTGACATGTGAATCTGATTCTATTGTGTATCCACATGTCAAATTAGATTTTCTTTAAATCCTCACCTTATTCCACTCTTTTCCTCTGCTGTCATTATAGAGGTCTGTCATTTGTTGATTTTTATGTCCTAGCAATATCTTGGTGTTTAGGCCTTGTTCTCTATAAAGTCGCTCAGCAAGGGACCGCTGTTCATGGAATGTTGCAGCTGTTCCTGATTTAGTCCAAGGGTAATCAATGCTGTCTCTAACCTTACTGAATAGCGTTGTAATAGTTGATCCAAGTACTTGCCCACCCCTTTTGGCCGACGCTATTGCATGGTGGTGGTGTAAAAGATAAGAGCTAAGTATTTTATCCCTGCAAAGCGAAACAATCTCTCCAAGAGTGAGACCAATCGCGTCACACTTAAGGGATAAAGGGAGGGCTATTTTCGTTCCAGTTTTGCTTTGTTGTACGTGAAGATAACCATCCCAAATGTCAGCAAACTTCATATTTGAAATGTCGCCTAACCGTTGACCGGTGGTAAGAGCAAGTAGCATTGAGCGCTGGAGATATGGTTGGCTTTTAGCTGCTGCATCATAAATTAGCTTCCATTCATCTAACGATAGACGTTGCCGAGTAATCTTCGCTTTTGGATTTCTGGTTGCTAGCGCAGGGTTGAAGCCCGGAGGAACCTCTCCAGAGTGCTGAGCTTCTTTAAAGACATCGATTAGTACTTTTCTGACAATTTGCGCCATCCGGTACTGTTCTTTTTCTAAATATAAATTCAGCAAATGGACAACATCTCTTGTGGTTACATCTGTTAGCGGTTTAATCCCGTAAAGACTAACAAAGGTTTTTAGTGGCCCTTTTTTCTGGCGTAAAGTGCCAAGTTTTATTTCCCCTATTTTTAGGCGTTTTTCCTGCTGCTCAGAATACTTTTCTACCCAACCAGAAACAGAGATTGATGAGTTTGTAACGTGACTTATCTTGTCACGAAGTTTGATCATCTGGTTCATTTGCTGAGTAGCAATTCGTGTGTTGGCCTCTATCGCTATGGCTTTAGCTTCTGCTTCATTAGTACCCAGCCCATGAAACTTTCCTGTAGTGGGATGTTTATAACGCCAGTAGACTTTGTTTGTTCTGGCGTCTAGATAGCAAGAAAGGCCGGGAATAGAAACGTTATATTTACGTGGACGAGCCATCGGTGAGAATCCTCATAAGTCTCGGATCATCGTTAGGTTTAATTACTGGCTGAGATGTTTCCCATACCAGATCGGCATCCTCACGCACACGCCACAACCTTCCTTCTTTACGTGCTGGTGGATAGAAATACCCATTTTTAGCATACCGGCGTAACGTATTAATTCCCGGTGGATTGCTACGGTATCGATCCTCAGCCCATTCATCTAAAGTCAGATATTGGTGCATTGCTATTTCTCCACACATATCAAGATAGGCCCGCTGCAACGGGCCGGCAAAAAATTTAAGCTACGTTTACTGCCGTCCCAAAACAATTCTTAGCGATTGCCATCTGTTCGGCATCATTCATCGCGTCATGAAGTGCGTTATGTTTAATCATGTTGAAGCATGGCTGGTGGTCAACGATGTAACCTTTTTCGCTGCCAGTCAGTGCATCAATATAGGTACGAACGTCACGCTTTCCGTTGTATTTCCAAGGGCAGGTCATACCGCATTGGCGATAAGCATGTTCCAAAATGGCGCCATCAAAATCGGTACCACGAAAATATATCTGGGCATCATTATGCTGGGCGATCCAACTAGATAAGTTCAGCAGCTGCGTGCTTAAAGAGTGGCGCTCACCAGCTAAAGCTTCATGAGCATCTTCCCCCTGAGACTTCCACCAGAACTGTGTATCTTTGCCAACAGAACGGCCAGACATGAGCTGGTTGAACGTATCGACAAGAGCATAAAAGGTATAGGGAGAATATTCGGCTACATCTAGATCCCGGCTAACCTCAAGAATTGAATTGCGTGTCTTCTCGATGTTTGCAATATCAAAAGCGAAGGCCCCAATAGACAGGATGAGCGCAGAAGGGCGTACATCCATTGTTTCAATGTCGATCACGATGGAGTTAATCATTTATCTTCCCCTGTGCTGAGTTGCTACATCCAAATGTCGCAGGTTGAGTTTGTGATGGGAGCCCAAGGTTTGAAATAACATCTATTATCGAACTTAGCCTCACAGCCATTGCCGTAGCCTTTGGCGTTGGCGTAGGAATCCAGCTAAGGATTCTGTTTAGTAGTTCTACCTGTTGGCTCAAATCTACAGGCTCAGGTTTTATTGCTGTGTCCTTATCTTGCTGACGCACTTCATACAACACGTCATACCGAGTAGTGACTTCCCGCAATATTGCTGCAGCCTCTGGGTATTGCCCACTCACTAGCTTGACGCCTGCATGCGCCTGCTTAACGAGTGTCTTTGCTGATAATTCGCTTAACTTCACGATTACTCCTCCACATGTTTTAGGTATGAGTACCCCCAGTGCGAATTAATGAAAATTCACACAAACAGATAGGTTTAATTAATTACTCTCCACACAAATGAGCTATGAACGCTTGCGACGCTCTACCAACTGAGCTACACCACAGCCGGCTGGGTACTCGAAACGCCCCTGAATCTAAATACCCATGCGGTTGTGTACTGCTTAAAAAAGGCGGTTACAGGCCAAATAACAGCCATCAATCCTCTGGTTGAAACCCTGCAACCGCCGAAATAAGTGAAGCGAGTATCGCCGAGATGAATTAATAGTACCTTAGGTATTATTTTATTCAATACCATTGGTATTTAAATTTAATATTTGAGTATTATTTTATTGAAAGTTAAGTGATTTTATTTTTTTAGAGGCGAAGTGTTAAGGGTAAGACAGAGAGCCCAACAATTTAGAGGGCTCTTTAAAGGGGGGATGCAGGGCTAAACTAATCTCAATTTAGTCTCGATTGCGACTCCGATAATTTTACAATTGCCATTGATTGGAACGAGAGGCCACGCGGGATTTAGACCTTTGAGATATTTGGCGCCACCATCGATGATCAGTTTTTTAAATGTAGCTTCATTAGCATCCGTTAGTTTTGCAATGACTAAACTACCATTGATGGGATCTCTTCCCGTATCGATAAGCACTAAAGTACCTTCTGGGATACTGATGCCGCTAGGGGCTGTCATTGAGTCGCCTTGTACTCGTAGCCAAAAACCAGAGCCACAAACAGTGGCATCGGATTCGAACCATTCGTCAATATCATCAAGAGTATAGGGCTCGCATGCGTCAGCCCATGCGCCTGCACTTACCCAGCTAATGACTGGATAGAGATTGCCGCGAGCATAAGGAACTGGATTCTTAACATTGGCATCAAGCGATGAAGCCATCTGCTGAGCTTCTTTTGCAAGCGTTGGGCTAAAGTCTGAAATGCTGATGTTTAGCATTTTAGCAAATACTGCAGCCGCTTTTGTATTCAGCGCATTCCTACCGTTTAGGTAATGACCAACCGCACCTTGACTTGCGTTCAGCTCGTCGGCGATAGATTGCTGGGTTAGTCCCAGCGCTTTCTTCTTAGCCTCATAAATCGCTTTTAGACGCTTGGCATCTTCGAGCTGATCTGGCGTCAATGTCTTTTTGGTTTCCATTCTCTGATTTTAATACCTTTAGTCATAAAAATGCGAATACCTCAGGTATTGATTTAAATAATACTTTGGGTATTATTATTGGGCTTTCATCTAATCAGGAGGTGTTCAGTGAGAGTCGTTTCACTAGCTGATTATGTCAAGGAGAAGGGGCAGGTTACTGCGGCCGCTACGCTTGGCGTACATCAAACAGCTATCAGTAAGGCGATCAGAACAAAGCGCAATGTAAACGTTATTCAACAGTTAGACGGAACAGTTCGAGCTGAAGAGATCAAGCCATTTCCAAATCACAAGCCAACAAGCTAGGAGATGTCCCGTAGTCATAAATCATAAGCAACCAGACCAAAAGTAAAACCACAAAAGAGAGACCAATACTGTGGATAACAAGAACTTTCCAGCCCCGGCGGATATGACGGCAGCAATGCACAAGCTGATCACATCAACACCGGGTGGGTATGAAGCGATGGCGCAACAGCTATCACACGATGGGACTCATAACGCGCTAAGTAATCGCGTACGCCAGATCGGTGGGCAAATGGTGCCGTTCGGCATGGTCATTCAAATGGAGGCTTTTTCCGGTCGCACGGATATTACCGAAGCTATGTGTAAGCGTGCTGGTGGTGTGTTCGTGAAACTGCCTGATGTGGATCAGGTCGGGAATGAAGAGCTGCTGCACAAGTTTAACGATCTGCTCGCTGCGCTGGGTGACTTTAGCCGGGCGCATAACGAGTTCACCAACGATGGTGTGCTTGATCGAGAAGAAAGCAAACGCCTACGCGCTAAAGGGTATCGCGCACAGTCTTTGATAGCTGAGATTTGGGTGATTTCAGAAATGTTGTGGGGAGAAGGTGACGCCAAGAGTATGCAGCTCTTGGCGTCGGGTGCGAAACATTCTTGTGTGGAGAAATAATCGCGTGAGCAATTTAACAGTAAATACTCAGGTGCCGCAACTGCGTTGCTTACCAGCGACTAACGTCCGGCCACCAGCGCCGTTACGGTATGAACGAAGAATAGCAAACCGTTGGGTGCCATGTAACCACAAGAGGGCTGCGGCGATTGTGGGCGTAATAGCCAGAAAACGGAGGATGCCATGACACAAGGTATGGCTTCGCTTGATCGTCTCTATCGAGACAAGAACGGGATCGTCGTTCACGTTACCCGATATGACCGAGTTAACCAGAAAGTGATTTATCGCCGTCAGGGCTATGAGTTTGAGTGCGCATCGCCGCTCATTCTCTTTCGCTCTCGTTTTGAAAGGATCGACGTATGAGCAACAAGTTATCAGGTTACGTCTGGGACGGTTGCGCAGCTGCGGGGCTAAAACTCTCGGAGGTGGCCATCATGGCACGTCTGGCCGATTTCAGCAGTGATGAGGGCAAAAGTTGGCCCTCAGTGACGACCATTGCCCGCCAGATTGGTGCGGGTGAAAGCACTGTTCGTACAGCGCTAGGTAAACTTGAACGAGAAGGGTGGATTAGCCGCCAACAACGTCGCGCAGGTAACCGGAACGCCAGCAATATTTACCAGCTTAATGTTGAGAAACTTCGCCTAGCTGCTCATGCGTCAGAATCTGACCCGTCAAAATCTGACGCCTCAAAATTTGACGGGTCAAAATCCGACGCGTCGAAATCCAGCAAAAAGGGCGGTTTTCACCCGTCAGAATCTGGGGGCGATCCATCAGTAACTTCAACACCTGATCCATCAAGTAATAAAACCTTTTGTCAGCCTCCGGCCGACCCTGAGGTGGAAATTACCGATCAGGCCATTCAGGTGCTCAAACATCTAAACCGTGTCACCTCGTCTCGGTACCAGAATTGCAAATCATCACTTGAGAATATCCGTGGCCGTCTGCGTGATGGTTTCACCACTGACGAGCTGATTTTGGTTGTCGATTTCAGCGTTGAGCGCTGGGGAAGCAATCTGGATATGGCACCGAACCTGAACCCGACCACGTTGTTCCGTCCGGGTAAATTCCCAACCTACCTGAGCTCCGCAACAAACTGGTCCAAGGCTGGCCGACCGCCTCGTACCCAATGGTCAAAAGGAAATCAAGCCAAGCCGAAGGGATACGTTGATATGGATTTCTCTCAGCAGGATTACTCATCAATCCCTGCCGGTTTTAGAAACGGTTATTCAGGCGAACAACCTCGAGAGAACGCAGCGCCAGTTGATAGAAGCGATTTACCAAAGTGGCTCGTAGAGCGTACCGGAGGTGCCCTGTGAAACAACAAACCATGCCAGTAATTCGCCGCCACCGCCCAGCACTGGTTCAACTTCATCAGGAAAGAGCCCAACGCTGTGAGGCATCAAAACAGTGGCGCCGCGCTGAATACGAATGGTCCCGAGTCATTGAGAACTGCGGTACCGAAGAAGATATGGAGCACGCCGTAGCGAGCAGAACGGCATGTGCTCGGATGTGCCAGCCATCAGGCTCTGCAGATCCACGTATGGATTATGAATCTGTTTTTCGCTTGGAGGTGTTGTCGTGAATTTACGCTATGGATCGGTATGCAGTGGATTAGAGGCTGCAAGTCAGGCTTGGGAGCCATTAGGTTGGACGCCGGCATGGTTTGCTGAAATCGAGCCATTCCCGTCTGCAGTACTGGCACACCACTGGCCACACGTTCAAAACCTTGGTGATATGACAAAGATTGCCGCCGCTATTACAGCTGGTGACGTTGAAGCACCAGATGTGCTGGTCGGTGGAACCCCTTGCCAAGCTTTTAGCGTTGCTGGCCGTCGCGCTGGTTTAGATGATGCCCGTGGGCAGTTAACTCTTTCATATGTGGAATTAGCAGATGCAATCGACAACAAACGCCGCGAACGCGGAGAGCAGCCAGTTATTATCGTCTGGGAGAACGTCCCCGGCGTCCTCAGTAGTAAAGACAACGCGTTTGGATGCTTTCTTGCCGAGCTTGCCGGAGAAAGCAGTGAGTTGCAGCCAGCAGGGGGAAAATGGACGTACGCGGGTTGTGTGTCTGGACCAAAAAGGGTTATCGCCTGGAGAACCATTGATGCTCAATTTTGCGGAGTGGCACAACGACGCCGCCGTACTTTCGTTGTCGCAAGTGCTCATCCGGATATCGATCCCACAGAAATACTTTTTGAGCTCGACAGCTTGCGCCGGGATACTCCGCCGAGCAGAGAAACGGGGTCGTGCGTTACCGCCCTTACTGCAAATGGCGTTGGCGTCAGTGGCGCAGACGACAATCAAGGAGCAGCGGGTCATTTGATACCTAGCGTTGTTGGGGCATTAGATACTGAATGTGGTTTCTCAAAAGCAACCGAACAGTCTTTGCGAAATGGACATGTGCTGCCAGTTCGAGCCTTTCGTCAGACGGCGTTTGGTGAGTATGCAGATGATGAAACGGCATCAACTTGCTGTGCACGGGACCACAAAGATGCCACTGATTTAGCCATTTCTTTCAACTGGCAGGCTGCCGGTAATACATCTTGTACCTTAGGGGCTGACGTGCATTGTACTGGCACACTCCAAGCCAGCCAGCATCCTGCGATTGCTTATTCAGACGTTAGCCGAGCATTGTTGGGTAAATCCAACGACAGCATGGCAGAGGACTTGGATACATACATCCTCGACACACCTGCATTCGCAATTGCCGGCAATACTATTGGTCGCTCACCTGAAAATGGTGGTAATGAAACAGGCTACAGCATTGAAACGGGCTACACGCTGACTAAATCCGATCAACACGGTGTTATGCATGACATGAAGGTTCGTCGTCTAATGCCAGTTGAATGCGAACGTCTACAGGGTATGGCAGATAACTTCACCCAGATACCATGGAAAAATAAGCATAATAATGAATGCCCAGACGGTCCACGTTATAAAGCGATTGGTAACTCAATGGCCGTTCCTGTTATGCGGTGGATCGGCGAGCGTATTCAAGCGGCAATGGAATCCATTGAGAAAGTTCCAGCCTTAAACCCATATTGCGCTGCTTTAGCTGCTCAACGCGCAGAGCCAGAACACTACCTCAAAGATGTTGGCGATCAGTGGCGTACCCCTGAGTCATTGTTCTGGGGCATTAACGCGATGTTTGGGCCAATCACTCTCGATCTGTTTGCTGATGCTGATAATGCAAAATGTGATGCGTACTACACCGCAGAAGATAACGCACTTACTCAGGACTGGTCAGAACGTCTAAAAGAGTTAGGCGGTGCGGCATACGCAAACCCACCTTACAGCCGCGCTAAAGAGTACGACGGGCAGTATGTCACTGGTATGCGTCACATCATCGATCATGCGATGGCTATGCGTGAGAAGGGCGGTCGTTACATCTTCCTGATTAAAGCGGCAACCAGCGAAGTGTGGTGGCCAGAAGAAGCCGATCATGTTGCTTTTATTCGTGGGCGTATTGGCTTTGATCTGCCTGTGTGGTTCAAACCTGCTGATGAGAAGCAAAAGCCGACCGGTGCATTCTTTGCTGGCGCGGTGGTCATTCTGGATAAGCAATGGCGTGGCCCAGCAATCAGTTATGTGACTCGTGATGACCTGCTCACTCGGGGCGATGCGTTTCTGGCGCAGGTCCGTCGTATGGCTGAAAAGCTGGTGGCAGCATGAGATTGTTACTGACTGCTTTTCCTCAGTCAGATCTGGGCGTGGTTTTACTACGCCCCGGTACCGGTCTGATGCACCATTTCAAACCGCAACAGCGTTTGTACATTTCCGATGAACCAAAGGCGCTGCGCGAGCTACCTACGGGCGAAGTCCCTGCCGAAAATCAGATATTAGCCGCAGATCCGCGCCTGTCCGCTTTCTGGGCGAATGATCGCGTTTATCGAGCAGCTGGTGGGCTGGATAGTTTGCTCACATGGCTGGATAGGAAGGATGAATGCCAGTGGCATGCGGATTGGCACCATAAAGAGCTAGTGACAACACCCTATGAGGGCGGCGCGGTTCGGCTGTGCTGGAGTTGTGACAATCGTACTCGCACGCATTTTACTGAAGCCATGATGTCGATTGCTATGCAGAACAGGATTGAATGCTTACTTGAGGCCATTCGTATCAAACTAGATCTGAGTGAAGGGCGAGAGATTTCATTTGCTGAGGTGTGCTGGTGGGCGACGCTTAATGGCGTAGCTGACCTTCTTCCTGCGTACGCTATTACTGGAATGGAACTCCCCAGTATCGGAGGCACAACGAAAGAGGCGGATATTAACCCGTGGGAGCCAGAGCCATTCTCTATTGTTGCCGAGCTGGTGGAGCAGGTAAAACCCATTATCAAGCTTGGTGGCGATGAAGCACCACCAGCAAGCTTTATGCTGATGCCTAAGCTACAGCGCTGGAAGTGTGAGAAGTACACCCGATGGGTGAAAACTCGGAAATGCCGCGGTTGTGGTGCCCAAGCCGATGATCCGCACCATGTAATTAATCACGGGCTGGGAGGGATGGGAACCAAAACACATGACCTGTTCGTGTTGCCGCTATGCAGACGGTGCCACGACAAGTTGCACAAGGATGTTGGGGCGTGGGAGCAGGAACACGGGGATCAGCGATTCTTGTTGATTGAGTTTTTAAATTACGCGCTGGGTGTTGGCGCAATTTTTCAAGCGTAACGTGTGGGGAGCGCTGAGTAATGAGAGCTTGTAACTTAGAATATGTTCGTGAGCGCTTAAATCTGGCGCTGGCGGATTATGGAAGTCGAACAAAGGGGCAGCTTGATGCGTTTCAGGGAGCTGCGCTAATCAATACATCACGATACAAGCGTAGACCAGCGGTCGAGATTGGTGGTCAATACCGGCAATCTGATCCTGTAGCATGTTCAGAAACTCGTGGGGGTAAGAGGCCAAAGCCACCGATTGAGGAAATAACATTCTGCCTCAGCTCTTGGCGTCGAGCCGTGTTTGAGTTGGAAGGCCACCAGCGTGCGTGGATTTATTACTGCTATGCGCATAATCTTGATTACGATTATCAAGTTCAGATCACCACCCATGTTTGGGAGGAGTATAAAAAAACCTTAGCAGGTAAACGGATCACTAAAAAAGTGACGGCGCGCATAGCGAGGCTTGTATGGCTGGCAGTACAGCAACATGCATACAGCTGTGGCGGTGTTCTAGGCAAGAATTATTCCGCGACTGAGTTGGCTAAGCTAATGGGCATTGAGCTGAATAATTGGTCAACTAATTATGCTATCCACTGGCGAGGCATATTGATGGTTTGCCATAGCCTTGATAATACTTCTCTACATGACACGATCGAGACAAGATCAGCTAACAAGCCTAATTATAATGACGTGATGCTTGCAAAAATGAATAAATTGAGCGATATTTAACGTTAATTTGGTATGTTGCCAAAATTACATATAAACCCGCCTAGTGCGGGTTTTTGCGTATTTGGAGGGCGATGAATTGGAATACCAACGCGGTTAACCTGCGCTCTCTATATACCGCAGTCATGATGTGGCCCCATGGTTGGTGGCATCTTTTAATCGTTTAGTTGCTGTAAACTTGAGGAACATTACTATTTTTGACTAGTAGCTCTATAGACTGAGTTGGTGGTGACTTGTATCATTTCGTTCCATATATCAATGGGCGATGAATATTAGATATGGAAGAACGACACGGTAATTACTATGTAACTAAAGTGGGCGATCTGGGTAGTGGCGAATTTGGATATGTAGAACGTGTTATTGTTGAGAGCCTCGATAGAAGAACTCAGGGGCATTACGCTAAAAAAATTTTCCAGCCTAAAGATCCGGAAATTAGCAAGAATTCTTTTTTATTAGAACAGTTTAGAAGTCGATTTAGGAGAGAGGTTGTCTCCCAGTCAAAGTGTTTGCACTCGAGTATTGTACCAATATACTTATGTAATCTAAAAACAGAAAAGCCTTGGTTTATTATGGAAGTTGCTGAAGGTGATCTTCTGAGTGATATAAAACAAAATACTCTATCAACACATGAGAAGATTTCTATAGCCCATATGGTGCTCTGTGGGGTTCAGTGTATTCACCAAAAAAATTTCCTCCATCGAGATATAAAACCGACAAATGTCCTGAGATTTCAAGGCGGGGTTTATAAGGTATCTGATTTTGGTTTAGTGAAAGATACTAATCCAAAGGATGGTAGTACAAATCTGACTGCAATTGGAACAAGGATGGGAACTGACCTCTATATGGCTCCTGAGGTTGTGTATTTTGCGGAATATAGCGTACAAACAGATATTTATGCTGTAGGTCAGCTAATAGAAGACCTTAGGATTAATGATGAAAATGTTATCCCATTAATCAAAAAGTGTAAAAAGCTTGAGAAATCAGAAAGATATAAAACGATTGATGAGGTGTTGTCCGATTTCAACAATATCTCTTGGGGGAGTAAAGCATGATCGAATTACTTGCTGCATCGTCCTTTTCTTACCCTAAGGACAGTGGAAAAATGAATGAAGATTGCATTTTACCACCAAGGCTAATAAATGATGGTTATTTATTCGCTGTTGCTGATGGCGTTGGGTCATACAAAGGGGCCAAGCTTGCATCATCTGTAGCTATAAAAACGCTTAGTAAAATCGAGCATATACAGCCTACGTCTATGGACGAAATTTTTAATGAGATTCGAGATAGGGTTAAGGAGTTAGCATTAGGAGATGAGGCTTTCCATAGCGCCGCTACAACACTCACCCTTTGCTATGCTAACCATGAAGGGTTGTTGATTGGTCACGTTGGTGATTGCCGCCTATATGTGAATTTAGGCAAAAAAACCCAACAGTTAACAAAAGATGATACTCAGCATCAGATGTTGATTGACCAAAAGCTATTTACAGCCAAAGACCTTAAGGATAAGCCGGGGAAAAATATTCTGACAACTGCTATAGCAGGCAATGTTGTTATGGATAATAAAACCTTCTTCATTCCATATGATGAACTTCCTGTATGTGATGGTGTAATAAATATACATATCATGTCTGATGGCGCTCATCACTTCTGGGAAAAGCGTCCTCGGCTATCTGAAAATACGATGAAAAGTCCTCCTAAATTTGCTGCTAGTCTTCTGCGTAGAATTGAGCGTAATGGACCAATAGATGACTATTCTGTAGTGAGTGCTTGTTTCTCAGTGTAACCATTAAAATCAAAACAATAGGCCGCAAATGAGCGGCCTTTTTCATATCTATCGCTCAGCCAACAACCATCCACACACAAAACACTTTCTAGCTGAGAGTGGTTACGGCTGGGCGCTTTCACTAATTAACCCTACCGCGTTGGTGGATGGGGGGAGAACATGAAAATGCACAAAAGCCCCGAGCTCTGGGCCATGTTAATGACATGGATTGCAGAGCACCGCAGCGAGGGAAGTTACGCATTCATTGCGGGTCTAATGGCTATCCTACGGGGGATATATAACGGGGACTCACCATGGTGGCGACGGATTCTTGATGCCGGTATGTGTGCGCTGGTGGCGTTCTTCATTAAAGACCTACTCATGTTGATGAGCTTTGATCCGCAATGGGCATATATCGGCAGTGTCTTTATTGGCTTCTTGGGTATTGATTACTTCAGCTCGGTTCTACGTCGTGTTGTCGGCAGTAAGACAGGCGTCCCCCCTCAACAGTAAGGCAATTCAATGGATCTCGAACAGTTTCAAAAGGCGGCTGATATTAGCGCCGGATTAGCTGCGCGCTGGTTTCCGCACATCGATGCAGCAATGAAAGAATTTGGTATTACGGCGGCAACCGATCAGGCGATGTTTATTGCTCAAGTGGGGCATGAGTCTGGCGGTTTCCGGCAGATTGTTGAATCACTGAATTACACACCGGGTGCTTTGGTGGCGGTATTTGGTAAGCGTATTACTCAGCAGCAGGCCAATGCTCTCGGACGAACCACAGCGCAATCCGCTCGGCAAGATGCGATCGCCAATCTGGTCTATGCCAATCGCCTAGGTAATAAAGCCTCTGGTGATGGTTGGAAGTATCGAGGTCGTGGCCTTATCCAGATCACCGGCCTTGATAACTATCGCGCTTGCGGCGCCGCGCTAAAGCTTGATTTGGTGACTAAGCCAGAATTGCTCGAGTTAGAGCTACAAGCTGCACGTTCGGCGGCGTGGTTCTACACCTCAAAAGGCTGCATGGCTTATGGTGCTGACGTTGACCGCGTAACGCGCATTATTAATGGCGGTCTGAACGGTATCGATGATCGCAAGGTACGTTACAACAAAGCGCGGGCGGCGCTAATGGTATGAATATCAATTTCAGTTGGCGAATGATGGCAATAGGCTTGCTGTTGGTGGCGTTGGTCGTCGCTGGAAGAATAGCTAACCATTACCGCGATAAATACCATCAGGTTGATAAATCTTGGCAATTGAAATGGGCGCAGCGTGATAAAGCGGATTCTGATGCTCTAGCCAAGCGACAGGCAGACGAACGAGCAGAAGAACAACGCAGGCAACAGGCAGCAAATCAGGCGGTTAAAGATGCAGATGAAGATAACAAACGGCTTAAAGTTGATGCTATTAATGCTAAGCGTTCTGCTAACAGGTTGCAGCAACAGCTCTCACAGCTCAGGCAACAATTTGCAGACAGTGAAACCGGCAAGCTTTCCAGTGCTGCCAGCGCAAGCGCGGCAAGGTCCCAAGCAATCATATTGCTTACCGAGTTGCTCAGCGAATCAATCGAAGCAGCAAGAGAGTATGCAAAAGAGGCTGACCGCGCTTATAGCGCCGGACAAACCTGTGAACGCATCTATGACAAGGTGAGCAGGCGGCAGGCGTTACAATAGGTATTTACGGAGTGCTTGTGATAATACCCTTGCTATTCTCTATAAAGTCCCCATAAATATTGTATAACCTATCATTCCGGTGGGTAAAGAAAAGGGATTGCTATGTTAGAGAATTACACAACTAAAACTGCTGATGACCGAAATAGACTGGTAGCTGTTCAGGCTGCACTTGAAATAGCTAAAGCTTCAGTAGGTTCTACTGGGGCGGGTACTCAGTCTAAAGTTGCCTCAGATCTAAAGGCGGTAGCTAACGAGATTAACGGGCTAGCAGATGCTATCCAAGCTGCTATAGGTGAGTAGGTGTAATTGTTAGCGAGTCGACTTAAAAATAAACTCATAAATATAGATAGAGCTTGGGCAGTAGCGTATTGAGCTGCTAGTGCTAGCATGTGTTAGTGGCTTTTGGGGGGAGTGTTATGCTCCCTCGATACTGCGCGTGTGCTGTCTATCTTCAGGTAAAATCAGTCTGGTTGAGCTGTGGCTAATGCATTGATTTTCGCTCTAGGCTGGGTTGCGTTTTAAGCATAAGTACTACCAATACCACCTTTAACGATTAGTTTTTTATCCACATTTTTTCAACTGTGTGAGCTATGTACAGTCACCTACACAACTTTGATTGTGGATAAAGCTTTGCAATTACCGTTGGTGATATTAGACTAGTATTAAATATGACTGAGGTTATTTGGTTGAGTAAGACTACCGAGGTCGCTTGTTTCCGCTGATATGGGCGGTCTTTTGCCACATAGGAGGAGAGCATGTCTAGATTTTTGACTCTTGCTGTGCGTGCGATTATCTCCCCAGAGAAGATACTCAAGAGAATCGCAGATATAGCGACAGCTAATGACAAAGAACCTTGTGTAAGTGATGACAAGTTTTTCGTTGATCCGAACGGTTCAGTCATTTTAAATCGTAATAATGCTGCCGTTCAAAAAGCATTCGAAGAGAACGTTGCTGGGCTGAGCTCGAAGAGGAAAGGATAATCTTCAATGTGGGCTGCGCTCATAGTTATAGTTTTGGTATGTGGGTATCATTATACGAAATGCCATTTACCATCGCGGTATAAACAAAGTAAAGCCGTTGGTTGGAATGCATATTTTGATGTGGCTCTCAAGGGTGGAGAGTTTCTAATCAGCGGCGTCTTAATCGCATCAATTCTGACAGCGATTGTTTATCTCTTAATGTTTTTTCTTAATATTCCTACCTACCTTTTCGGATGGTATACCGAATTCACTTTCGCTTCTGACCTTTTATCTAAGAGAGTCTTTGGGTTAAGTATGTATTCTTCGGCATGCTTGGCGTGTACTGTCGTTGTTAGTATTGGTAAAGCATCCGAAGCAACAAAGAACAATAAAGACCCTAAAAAGCGGATCGAAATATTTCGAGAGATTGCTACTCATAGTGCAGTAGAAAACATACTATTAGAGTCTATTGAGCGGGGACTTTTGTTACTAGTTACTCTGAAATCAAGAAAGGTTTACGTAGGGATGATTGATGAAGCAAGATTCAATCAACTCGACACTAGTACGTTGGTTCTAATTCCGTTTATGTCTGGATATCGTGATAAGGACACTCTCACTTTTTGCGTTGAGCATAACTATGTTGACCACTACTTGAAAGAGGGGATTACTCTCACCTCAGAACCGCTATCAGTGTATCAATTTAGACATGTGTTGCCTTTAGAGCAGATTGAATCATTCTCCCTGTTCAACGTGGAAACATATGAAACTTTTCAAAAGGTTATCCAAAGTAGAAATGAATACGACAATCCTGATCTAGCACATGAATGATTCCACTTGAATGATTCTTTGTTCATCCCACTCATTTGTGGGGTATCAGTAACTATATAAAATATCTATATATTTTAGTAAATCTGATTCGACAAGATAGGTAGAAGGTCTGTATAAGTGATCAGAGTCAAAAATATTACTTATATTTAATAATTATCTTGAATATAAACTGTCGTATCCCCATTAGATTAATGCCCCAGAATTAGTCTGGAGCCATCGTTAATTTAGTTTAAGGATATCCAATGAGAAACGGCATTTATTTTGTTGTTTTCAGTAGTAATCAGCAGGATTTCGGCAACGGAACGGTTGTTGTACGCGATGGAGTTGTGAATGGTGGTGACTTTGGTTTTACCTATCAAGGCAGACAAGATAGGGATAGATTAACCCTCCACGTTTTCCAACATGATCCAAACGTTACAGCGGTATTCCAAGGTGTAAATAATTTTAATTTGGAACTAGTAGTACAGGATAATGGTGCGGGATATCAGCTGGTTGGTTCCGTTGTTGGTATGCCGTCAGCCCAAATTGCCATTCGAGCTAAATTCATCGGCGATATAATAATCTAATCGAGATCTATGTTTATAGCCGCCTACGGGCGGTTTTTTTACGGGTCCTTTCTGGCATCCCAAAACACCGAGGGGCGGTAGACGCGCGAAATATCGCTATTTATGAGCTTTTTTGGAGAGTTGGTTGTTGTTTCGTTGTTACCCCTCAGGCCTTGTCCCGCGCGCATTCCGTAAAAAAATATAACAACTAACAACAACCTGAGGAGGTAATCCATGACCGTCTGCCTCAATAAGCGAGATATGGCGGCGAGTCTCGGGATTTCTGTTCAGGCATTTGATAAATGGGGTGTCACGCCCACCGAACGCCGTGGTCGCGAAGTGCTCTACGATGTGCGCACCGTTTTAGAAAACCGGCTCGAGCATCAGAGCCAAAAACAACCGGCTGCTGAAGATGATGCCGCGGTCAATATTGATTTTGAGCGTTGGCGACTAACAAAAGCGCAGGCTGATGCCCAAGAGCTAAAGAATGCAAAAGATGTCGCAGAGGTCGTTGAGACTGCCTTTTGTGTTTTTGTTCTCTCCCGTGTTGCCGCTGAGATCGCCGGTATTCTAGACGGCATTCCTCTTTCAATGCAGCGTCGTTTTCCTGAGCTAGAAAATAGGCACATCGAATTTTTAAAACGCGATGTGGTTAAAGCGATGAATAAAGCGGCGGCAACAGGCGAACTGGTACCGGAGCTGCTGAATGAATATATCGAGCAAACAAATTCGTAGTTTGCAAAATGCCGTCTCCGCCGGTCTACGTGTTCTTTTTCGTCCTGTTCCTGTCTCTGCCGTGGAGTGGGCCAACGAAAATTACTACCTCCCTAAAGAGTCTTCGTATCAAGAAGGGCGTTGGGAAACGTTGCCGTTTCAGGTGGCGATCATGAACGCCATGGGGAGCGATGATATTCGTGAAGTGAATCTTATTAAGTCAGCACGCGTTGGCTATTCCAAGATGTTGTTGGGCGTCATTAGCTATTTCATTCAGCACAAGCAGCGCAACGGGCTTATTTGGCAACCTACTGATAGCGATGCTGAGAACTTCATGAAATCGCATATCGAACCGACGATCCGCGATGTGCCCGGACTTTTAGCACTGGCGCCATGGTTTGGTAAAAAGAACCGAGATAATACGCTTTCGATGAAGCGTTTTTCTAATGGGCGTGGCTTTTGGTGTTTAGGCGGTAAAGCGGCGAAGAACTACCGTGAAAAGTCAGTGGATTTTGTTAGCTATGACGAGTTGGCGGCTTTTGATGAGGATATCGAGAAAGAGGGCTCCCCCACCTTTCTTGGTGATAAGCGTATTGAGGGCTCGGTATGGCCTAAATCAATTCGTGGCTCAACGCCTAAAATTAAAGGCATCTGCCAGATTGAGCGCGCGGCGCGAGAGTCTGAACATTTGATGCGTTACCACATCAAGTGCCCACACTGCGGTGGTGAGCAGTTTCTCAAGTGGGGGGACAAAGAAACCCCATTTGGCTTCAAGTGGGAGGGAGGACAACCCAAGAGTGTCTATTACCTGTGTGAGCACAATGCCTGTGTTGTTCATCAAAACGAAGTGAATTTTGCCGATGGACGGTACATCTGCGAAACCACGGGCATGTTTACGGTTGACGGCCTGCGTTGGTTCAACTCCACGGGGATGGAGATTGACCCACCTGATTCGGTGTCTTTCCACATTTGGACCGCGTATAGCCCGTTTACAACATGGGTGCAAATGGTGAAAGAGTTCCATAAGACCTTGGGGGATCCGGGAAAGCGTAAAACCTTTGTGAATACGACACTGGGGGAAACGTGGTCGGAGGATATTGGCGATCGCCTTGATGCCGATGTGCTGTATGAGCGCGCTGAGTTTTATCCGGCGCAGGTTCCAGACCGTGCGGTTTATCTTACGATGGGGATCGACTCCCAGCGTGACCGCTACGAGTGCCGAGTATGGGGATGGGGACCGGATGAAGAGGCCTTTCTTATCGATCGCATTATTATCATGGGACGGCATGACGAAGAAGAGACGCTGTTGCGTGTGGATGCGGCAATAGCCAGACAATATACCCGAAAAGATGGCTCGTTGGTCAGTATCGGGCGTGTTTGCTGGGACTCCGGCGGTATTGATCCCAGCATTGTCTATAAGCGTTCGAAGAGGCTCGGTTTGTTCCGTGTCATTCCTATCAAGGGGGCTAGTGTGTACGGCAAGCCGGTGGCGAATATGCCACGAAAGAAAAACAAAGATGGCGTATTTCTCACGGAAATCGGCACCGATACGGCGAAAGAAGTGATTTATTCTCGTTTTAAGACTGATCCTGCCGAAAATGGAACCACCGCTGGTACGGTCCATTTCCCAAATAATCCCGATGTTTTTGACCTGATTGAAGCTCAGCAGCTTACCGCCGAAGAGCTGGTGGAAAAATATGAAAACGGTAAGGTGAAACTCATGTGGGATGCAAAAAAACGCCGTAATGAGGCGTTGGACTGTTTTGTGTATGCACTTGCGGCACTACGCATCAGCGTATCGCGCTGGCAATTAGACCTGAATGCGCTTTGGGAGGCGCAGCAGTCACCGACAACGCAAAAGACCCCGTCCAAAGATTTAGCCGCTTTAGCCGCAAGCCTAGGAGGATGATGTGAGCCTTGAAAATGATTTGGCAGCGGCACAACGTGCGCTGCATGACTTGCTGATTGGGAAACGTGTGGTTTCTGTACAAAAAGATGGACGTAAGGTCGATTTTACATCGGCTTCTCTCGATCAATTGCAGAACTATATCGACAATTTAAAAGGCCAGCTTGGGCAGTATTCCCGACGCCGACCTCCATCTGGAGTGGTGCTATGAATCAGTCATCACCGGAGCTGTTGGGGCCGGATGGCCGTACGGCATTACGTGAATATGCCGGTTATCATGGGGGCGGCAGTGGTTTTGGTGGGCAGTTAGCCAAGTGGGTTCCACAAACCGAAAGTGTAGATGCGGCGCTGTTGCCAACGTTAGAGCGGGGTAATGCGCGTGCTGATGATTTGGTACGAAATAATGGATTCGCGGCCAATGGCGTACAACTTCACCAAGATCATATTGTGGGGTCGTTCTTTCGTTTGAGCCACCGACCAAACTGGCGTTATCTCGGTATTGATGAGCAAGATGCTCGCGCGTTCTCGGATGAAGTTGAAGCGGCATGGCGAGAATACGCCGAAGACTATAACTGTTGTCTGGACGTTGAACGTAAGCGCACTTTTACCATGATGATCCGTGAAGGTGTGGCTATGCATGCTTTTAATGGTGAGTTGGGCGTGCAGCCGTGCTGGAGTGAGAGTCACGGCGATTTGTTCCGCACGCGCTTCAAGATGGTTAGTCCTAAGCGCATCAGTAACCCTTATAACGGGCCTGATACGCAGCAGTGTCGTGCGGGAGTAGACATTGATCGCCATGGCGCCGCGGTTGCCTATTGGGTGAGTGAGGACAGTTATCCCCATTTTGGTGCGCAGAAGTGGGTTCGCATCCCCCGAGAGATGCCTAACGGTCGCCCGAGCATGATCCACATTTTTGAGCCGGTGGAAGATGGGCAAACCCGAGGGGCAAATCAGTTCTACAGCGTGATGGAGCAAATGAAAATGCTCGATACGCTGCAAAACACTCAACTGCAAAGTGCCATCGTAAAAGCTATGTACGCGGCAACTATTGAGTCTGAGTTAGATTCGGAGAAAGCCTTTGAGTTTATTCTTGGTGCGGATAAAGGGCCGGGTACGGCTTCTCCTCTAAATCAAATGCTCGAACAGTATCTGGTGTATTACCAGGCAGCACAGGTCAAATTTAACGGGGCCAAAATTCCGCATTTGTTCCCCGGCGATAAGCTCCAATTACAAACCGCACAGAATGCTGATAACGGTTACTCGGTGTTTGAAAAGTCATTGCTGCGCTATATCGCGGCTGGGCTTGGCGTGTCATACGAACAACTTTCTCGTGATTATAGTCAAGTGAGCTACTCGAGTGCGCGAGCCTCAGCTAATGAATCGTGGCGCTATTTCTTAGGGCGTCGCAAATTTATCGCCGCACGTCAGGCAAGCCAAATGTTTGGATGTTGGCTGGAAGAGGCACTGGCACGGCGTGTTGTCACCATGCCAAAAAATGCACGTTTCTCCTTTCAAGAGGCCCGTTGCGCGTGGGGAAATGCGGAGTGGATTGGTGCGGGACGCATGGCGATCGATGGTGTGAAAGAGGTGCAGGAGTCCATCATGCTTATTGAAGCAGGACTGAGTACTTACGAGAAAGAATGCGGCAAATATGGGGAAGATTATCAGGATATTTTCCGCCAGCAGTGCCGAGAGTCTGAAGAACGCAAGGCGGCGGGATTAACACCGCCCGCATGGGTGGCCGATGTCATGCGTGCACAGTCCCAAACATCAGCACAAGAGGAGAAAAATGCAAACGCGTAATTTGCCGCATATTGCCAGCCTTGCCTTTAATGAGCCGCTGTTACTTGAACCCGCCTATGCGCGGGTTTTCTTTTGCGCGCTCGGGCAGGAGATTGGCGCAGGTCGATTGATAGACAGCAGCGGCGCTGTGATCGAGTCCGTCCAGATGCCGGAGGTCACGGCCGGATATTTGGGGAACTCATCAATCGGAACAGACAGAGGTTATGACGTACAGCAAGGTATCGCTCATCTTTCAGTCTCGGGCACGTTGGTGAGCAAGGCTGGATCGTTGCGACCTTATTCGGGGATGACGGGCTATAACGGCCTCATCACTCGTATTGAAATGGCGATAGCCGATCCGGATGTTAAGGGTATTTTGCTGGATATGGATACGCCGGGCGGGATGGTGGCGGGGGCCTTTGATGCCGCTGACATGATCGCGCGTTTTCGAGAGCATAAGCCCATTTGGGCGTTAGCCAATGATATGCACTGTTCTGCTGGGCAGCTCATTGCCAGTGCGTGCAGTCATCGCCTGATAACCCAGACCGCGCGCGTGGGGTCTATTGGGGTCATCATGGCACACAGCAACTACGCCGGTCAGCTAGAGCAGGATGGCATAGAGATTACGTTGATTTATAGCGGGAACCATAAAGTTGATGGCAACCCTTATCAAACACTGCCAGACGCCGTAAGAGAGGATTTTCAGCGTCGTATCGATGCAACCCGCTTGCAGTTTGCGCAGAAAGTCTCTGAGCACAGCGGGTTATCGTTGCAGGCTGTGATGAAAACCGAGGCTCAGGTATTTACGGGTCAGGAAGCCATAGATGCGGGACTTTCCGATGCGCTGGTGATTAATGCCGATGCGCTCAATCTGATGGCCGATACGTTACATACTAAAATTTATCCGACAGGAGGGAGAATGACCCAGAAAGCAAATGCGACAACCACCGAGGTTTTGGCGCAAACGGCGAACGATGCAGCGCCTGCAACGGCAAGTGCGACCCCCGCAGTCACTGCCGAACAGTTAAACGCCGCGGTCACCGCAGAGCGTGAGCGCATGACGGGGATCTTGGGATGCCAAGAGGCGAAGGGCCGAGAGGGATTGGCGGCAGAGTTGGCAAATACGCCGGGGATGAGTGTCGCTGATGCGCAACGTTTGCTGGCGTCGGCGGCTATCAGTGTACAAGCGCGTACGGATACCACACTCGACACCATGATGGCGAGTGCGCCACAGACGTTAGGTACTGGCAGCGCGGCAGCCTTGTCGGATGCCGATGATTTAGACAACATTCCGGTATAAGGATACGCAGATGAATCAGGAAAAATTTGAGCATTTTCAGCCCCTCGGTAGTAATGATCCGGCCTATACCGGTGTCGGGATGGGCGCATTGACCGCGGACACGCCAGCATTTACGCCACTGATGCTGGATGCAACCAGTAACGCGCTGGTGGTCTGGGATGGGACGCATGCTGGGCAAGCGGTTGGGGTTCTGGCGCTCGATACCGCTGCAGGTACGTCGATGCTCACGTATTACAAATCAGGCACGCTCCGAATTGATGTGGTGAAGTGGCCTGAAGGGGTAAGCAATACCTTGAAATACAACGCGTTTGTCGGTAGCGCATTGAGCGTGGTGTAACGCCGTTATTGTCTGCTCGTTTATTTTTAAATTCTCCCAAGCCGCGCCTCGCGCGGTTTTTTTATGAGGAAAAGACATGTCTGTCTCTCTGTTTTCGACCAGTAAGCTGATTGCGGTTACTGAGAAAAAATTCAAGTTCGACCCGTTATTTTTAAGTCTGTTTTTCCGCGAAACCTATGAGTTTGATACCGAAAAAGTGGACCTGACCCAAATCCCCGGTGAAGTCGCCATGGCGGTTTATATTTCACCCACTATTAACGGCAAAATTGAGCGTACGCGCGGTGGAGTTCAAACCCAATTCCAGCCGGGATACGTTAAACCGAAACACGAAATTAACCCGAAAATGCTGCTGCGTCGCCTGCCGGATGAGGATCCGATGTTGCTGCAAGATCCGGCCTATCGTCGTAAACGTCTGATTATGCAGAACCTCAAAGATGAGGAGTTGGCGATCCAGCAGGTGGAAGAAAAACAGGCGGTGGATGGGGTGCTATTCGGTAAATTCGTGATGAACGGCGAGCAGTTTGACGCGGTAGAAGTGGATATGCAGCGTTCGGCGGCGAACAATATCACCCAAGCGGGTGCTGCGGGGTGGAGTAAGCAAGATAAGGCGACTTATGACCCTACCGCCGATATCGAACAGTATGCTCTCAATGCAGCAGGCGCCATCAATATCATGGTGATGGATCCGAAAGCATGGGCGCTATTTATCAGCTTTGACAAAGTCCAGAAGAAGCTCGATACCCGTCGCGGCTCGGTGGCTTATCTGGAAACCGCGCTGAAAGACCTCAATAAAGTGGTTTCCATTAAAGGGATGTATGGCGATGTGGCCATCGTGGTCTATTCCGGTCAGTACATCGATCCGAAAACCCAGAAGAAAACCAATTTCCTGCCGGATAACACACTGGTGTTGGGCAACACCGAAGCGCGCGGTATTCGCACCTATGGCGCCTTGCAGGATGCCGAGGCGTTGGCTGCGGGTATCACAAAAGCACGTCGCTACCCTAAAAACTGGATCACCACGGGTGACCCAGCACGCGAGTACACCATGACCCAGTCGGCGCCGCTAATGCTATTGGCGGATGCGGATGAGTTCGTCGTGGTGACGTTGGCTTAATTTAGGGCGGGGCAATCGCCCCGCGTTAGGAGGCAGTATGGCAACACCGAATAAAGATGAGCTTATCGGTCAATTACAGGCGCTGAGTACACAACTGGGGCGCGATGCTGATATCAGCGGTACCGCGGCCGAATTACAGATGCGTATTCGAGAGGCTCAGGAAGAGTTAGATGCGTTAAATGACGATGATGGCGATGAACAGGCTAGCGTCGTTCTACCTGTGAAAATTAACAATGATGAGTCCACGTTTGTGGAGGGGGCATCATGGGTTCCCGCGGTGGCATGTAAAACCCTGCATATCCGAGCGCTGCATGCTGAGCGTGATGAGGCGTTGGCTCTCATTTGCGCTGGTCAGGCACTGCGCGTCGCGGCGGATGAAGCGGATGCATTAGCGACAGCGGGGCTGGTGACGTTGGTGCAGTGAGGTCCCTATGAGCGATGTGTTCGATAACCTTTTTGATGAGGCGCTCTGCGGTGCTGACGATGTGATTTTGGATACCATGGGATCGCCTTCCATTCATATTGAAATTCATGGCGAAATGAAACCTATCCTCGCCGTCTTTGATGAGCCTGCCGCGGATGTGAGCCTACGTCACAAGGCTGGTGAGATTCAGGACGTGGCGCCCTCACTGTTTGTAAAAACGGCGCTGGTGCAGGGGGTTAAGAAAAGAGCACCGGTTCAGGTGGGGGGATCGTCTTTTTGGATCGTGAAAGTGGGGCCTGATGATGGTGGTACCTGCACGATAACACTGGCGCGGGGTAAGCCGGGCAAGTCGGTGGAAGATATCAAACAGTGGAGTCGATGAGATGGCAAGAGACAGTCGGTTACGTCGTGACATGCTAGTAGATATTGATACCGGCGCACTCTGGAAAATTGCTGAGGCTGCGGGTGCCACACACAAACAGTATCGCAATTCATATTCGCGTGCGCTGAAACGTACGGCAGTCACATTGCGTAAACAGGCGTTAGCCGATTTAAAAACCGGTCTGGCGCCACGGAGTTTGGCGCTGGTGCGTAAACGTCTGCTCTCTTTTCGTATTTCTCGTGGCGCGATGCTTGATGAGTCCAAGCTCTGGTTTGGGTTAAACGCCATCAAGGTCAAAGATCTGAAAGGTCGCGTTCGCGGGCGTATTCGTCCCCATCATGACCGCCGCGATCCAAAGACAGGCCGCTATATTGCCGCGCGGCGTAAATCAACTGGTGAAGCGGGGTTTGATCCGAAAGGCTCAATGTTGGCATCCCAAACCTTTGCTAATAGTGAGGTTGCACGTTCGCGGCGTGAGAATCGGCGCACGGTGGTTATCCGTGACCCGGTGACACGACGAACGTCAGAGGCTGAAATCGACATTTATGCTCCGATGCTCGATTACGTGGAAGATAACGCCTTTGCTGATGTGATGGCGATTTTTATGCACCACTTCCAATCCGATATTAAAGGCCGCGTGAAGGCCAAAATCAGTCTATAAGGAGGCGCAATGGCTGAGCCCTTATCGATGGCGGCTTATCATGACGCCGTGATCGGCACCTTAAAAGCCCTACCATGGGTGGCGGATGCGGATACCTACCCCGAGAGCACCACGCAGTTGGTGACCCCTGCTGTTTACCTCTCTGTGGATGGCTGGGACCCCAAGAGTAATACCAGTGGGCAACCAAGCGTATCGCTTTCGGTATCGCTGTATATCGTGGTCGATCGTGCCAGCGCCACTATCACTAAACCGGATATTTACATACGTACCGCCGCGGCGGATTTAACTCAGTGGATTGACGGTCAGCAGTTTGGTTTGCCGCATATCGATGGTGCGGTGTTTATCTCCGCGGAGCCCGATGCATTCGACCCCGCTATGGATGACTATCTGGTGTGGCGTATCACCTATGAGCAGGGCGCTGCCTTTGGTGCAGATCCGTTTGCGCGCGGTGGTGTACCGGTGAAAGGGGTATGGCTGGGCAAGGTGCCAGAAGTCGGCGCTGCGCACGTGGACGATTATCGCAAAATCTATGAGGCGCCCGATGAGTGA